TTTGATAACTGAAGCGCGGGTGTCAGCTTTGAACGGCTCTAAATCTTCGAGTTTTTCAACGGCTTTGATCGCTTTAATGGTGTCCTGTGCATTCAGACCTTTCGGCTCTTCGGATTTACCATCTGCGGGTTTGGCTGGCTCACGATCGAACGGAAATACTTTTCCGTCTTTTCCGGCATGAAGCTCAGCGTGATTTTCATTCAAGAAACAATTGCCGTCCGAGGTTGCAAATAATTTATTTGCGGCTGGAAACTGCTCGAAAGTGTCTTTTGCGATTTGTTGCAACTCTTCGTTGCTGTAAGTTTGTTTTGACATAGTATTAGTTTTTAAGCCGATAGGCGTTGATTTGTTTTTTGACAATCCAGAAAATGACAATCAGGATTAAGAGGCAGAACAGGATACGGCCTGTCCAAATTTGAAGCTCTTCCAAAAAGGTGAGTTCGTTTTCAATGAAAACAGGTTTTTCGATGACTGCGTCTTTTAAAGTTTCTTTGGACTTCCAGCTCGCAAATAATTCCTGCGCCCTGGCTTCGCAATCAACGTCGAGTTTGTTATCGACTATTTTGACTTTTGGCGCGGAAAGGTGTTTGCCGGGTGCGGCGTTTTTAACTTCTTTCACGACCACTTTACCGTTAATGCAATCAAGTAAAGCTTGGTATGAACTGCTGTCTTTTTCGGTTTTGAAAATCGTATCGTGTACGGTTTCTGTGATTTTTTCGGTTGTTTTTTCTGTAATGACCGCTGGCTTAGAACTGCGGCAGCTGGTCATCCACAAAAGGAGGAGCAAAAAGGAAAACCAATAAAAACATGCTTTTTTCATAATTTACTTTTGAAGTGATTTATATTCCGGTATGGCATCGAATGACGGGCATTCCTTGATGCGCTCCCACGAGGCGATAATACCGTCGTGGTTTTGGTCAGGGCTAAAATCGCGATGACCTTTGATTGTGATTTTTGACGTGTCGACGCCGTTTTGTTTGAGCCAGTTTTGGGCTTCGAGAATGCAAGCAATTATTGCCGCCTTTTGCGTAGGTGTCCGAGTATCTTTTGCTTTAAATACCGCACCGACCTTTTCAACACCGCCGATGTAGCAAATGTGTAAAGTTGTCGAATTGTGACCCTGAACGCCGTTTGTAAAAGCGGCAAAACTTACGAGTTTTTGGATTGTTCCGTTGGTTTCGATCAACCGATGATAACCGGGCGATCTCCAACCTTTTGACTTCCAAAAAGCTTCAATACTCTGCCTATTACCAAATCCAGCCGAACAATGAATAACTATGGTTTTAATGTCTTTTGCTAATGGCATAATGATATATTCCCCAAAAGGGAGCGGCCGAAGCGCAGTGCATGCAGCCGCCTTTTTAAAAGATTAGACTTTTCCTGAAATGATTGCAGCCGATCCTTCAATGCCGTAGGAAACAATGACGTGATAAAGCTGGAAACCAATTGTATTCTGTCTGTTTTCCGGATCGTCCTCGGCCATTCTCGCGAAACGTTTAACAGTTCCGGCAGCTTTGGCAGTTACATTTTTGTGGAAAACAACAGATGACGGTCTACCGACTGTAAGCGAGCCGTAAGGCAGTTTTGCCAATGTAGTATCGTGATACTGCGGTGTCCTTGAATCCTCATAGGTGATGAAACCGTAGTATCTTTTGGATAATACACCGTCAACCGCGTTGTGATATTGGGTAAAGAAATTTTTGTCTTCAGCCAATAAATCCGAAACGTGGTCATCGCAAAGGATCAATACACGGCCGTTTCTGTCGATCGCTTTCTTATTCATTTTCGATTGCAAGGTGCGCACGTCTTTAGAGGTCAGTCTTTTTCTGCCTGTTCCGTCATCTTCGCCAGTTGTCACCAATACAAATAAGTTGTCGGCTTCGCTGTTGGCTTGCGGAGCTAAGCCCCAAAGACCGTATTCTGCGGTCGTATCTTCCAACGTTTCGCGGTGTTGAACCTGAACATCCGAAGTTTTCTCGTAAGCCAACGCATACAACTCATCTTCGGTTACGATGGTGTTCTCAGTATCGAACTTGTTAAGGGAAACAATGACGTGAGAATCTTCCCTTCTGTTTTTTACGATCGGGTAATTCGTGTTGTCAATCAAAACCTTTGGGGCTGCGCCTTGTTTCGGAATTTTGATCGTGTCCTGATTTACCCAGTTTTGTTTCGATTTGATTTCCTGAACCCATGTGTGCGCATGGCGAAGCATTTTGATCATTTCCTTTTCAGCAGTCGTGTTTTTCAACTGCAAAGGAACTGCCGTAACTCCGGCCATTGCGATGCCGTTACCCGGCGTGATGTTAGCTGCATGTGCAACCGCTGTCGCAGTTACCATCAGTAACGCCAGCATAAATAATTTAAAGAGGTTTTTCATAGAGATTAAAAAGTGTTTAAAGGTTGTTTAAATGCTATTTCGCGAAGTATTCAGCTTCAAGTTTTGCGAATGCATCAGGGTCAGAAACCATCAAAGCTTCAAGCGCTTTCGGGTCTTTTGCCTGATAATCTTCAAGCGTCCATTTTTCACGGCCTGCTGTCGCTTCCGTTGGCGTATGCAAATGTTCCGACGCTTTGCTGATCGCTGGCATTTTGTCCAAAATCGATTTTGTTTTTTCTAAATTGGTAGTTGCCAGAAAGACATATTCCTCACGCACGTCGGCTGTGATCTTTTTGTCTAAAATTGCCTTATCAACAAGCGTTTCGGCTGTTGTTTTGGCGGCGGCAGCTTGCGCTTCGATCGTTTGCTGCGCGGTTGCATTCTGATCGACGGTTGTTGACAACGCGGCGAAAATCTGCTCATCGGTCGCATCTGCGGCCAATTTTAATTTTGCAATGATTTCATTACGGTTTTTCATATTTGATTCTGCTTTTGGAATTACTGTGAGTGTGGGAATTGTAGGAGCGCCACAAGCGACAAACATTGCCTTTTGATCTTCGGTAACTTTCGCGGCTTCGCCTGAAATACCCGTGATAAAGCCCTGTTCTTTGGCTTCTTTAGCCGAAAGCCAAACGTCGCCTTTTGACCAATTTGCCTCAATGGTGGCTTCGTCAAGTCCTGTTTTTTGGGAATATGCTGTGCGGTACTGATTCGTGAGGTTTTGAAGCAATTTTAAATCGGCTGCGACTTTGTCCTCATTGCCCTGAATGAAGCCCATCGGTTTGTGATACATATACTGACCGTTATCAGCCAATTCGAAAGAATCACAGATTAAGGCCAAGTATGATCCGGCCGATGCAACCAGCGCACCGCCATAACCTGAAATTTTGCCCGAGAATCTTTTAATCTCGTTGGCGATCTCATTTGCTTCGAAAACAGAACCGCCCGGCGTATTGATGTAAAGCTTTACGTCTTTAATGCCTTTGGCGATCAGCTCATCAATTTTAAGTTTGAATTCTGCCGATGAATTTTGCCATTGGTGGATTACACCTGAAATGCGTATTTCGGCGACATCATTACTGTTTGCCTGTGCGGTGATTTGTAATGGATACTGCTCTGCGAGTGCCGTGATGTTTAGGCCGCTAAACGCAATTATTAATGATGCCGTTAGTGCCGAAAATACTCTTCTGTTCATTTGGTTTTTGTTTGGATTACTGATCCTTGAGGTTGCAAATTTTGGGAGATTTTGAAGCGCAAAAAAATTGGCTTCCCGCATTAGTATGTATTTCATACTAAAGCGGTTAATGTGCGGGACTGTTACGGGAAGATGTTTTTTTTCTGCTTCAATAAGTTGGCATTTTTGCAGTATCGAAATGGTAATAAATTGTAGAAAATGGCAAAAACACAAGAGCAGGAAGTAGCAAAAAAATACTACATCGAACTTCTAAAACCGCAAAATGAAATCGCCTTTGAATTGGGGCTTACTGAAAAGACGGTGAGCGTTTGGGTCAATAAAGGCAAATGGAAAGAACTGCGCGATGCCAGAATTAACAATACCGCTAATCGTGCCGAAAAGGTCAAAGAAGTAATTGGCGCACTTACTGAAAGCGCTTTGGCTGTTATGGATGAAATAAAGATCGCGCAAGCTTGCGGCGACAAACCAGCCGAATTATTACTTAAAAAAGAATCTACACGGATCGCTCAGGAAGTCGGGATGTATCAAAAGGCTCTTGAAAAGCTCGAAAAAAATTTCAAAGTGTCACTTTCTACATACCTCGAAGTAATGGAAGATATGTTTCAGGCAATGCAAAATTTTGATAAAGACCTGTACTTAAAGAGCCTTGATTTTCAAAAATACCATTTACAAAACGTAGCACAAAAACTTGGATAATATGAAACTATTTAAAACCATTCTCGGGCTTATGATCAACAAAGCCTCAAAACAACAGTATTATTTGGAAATCGGCGCTCACTTGCTTCGTAAAGGAGCTGCGCACAAAATCGGCGACGTCGTAAAAGGCAAAAAGCTCGGCGACGGCAGGTGGCGCGTTAAAGTGATCACAGGCATGTTTTTCGACTTTGGCCAAAATAGAATCAATCACACGTCGAAAAATGACGTAATCCGGGGTTAATGAAAAAACAGGACAAAATAAATGTCGAGCGGTACAAAAAGAAGCTCGAGCTCATTGCATCGTCCAGCAAATCATTTTACCAATACGAAACGCCCGAAGAGCAAAAGCGCAACATTGAACGCGCCAAAAAGGACGTTGAATATTGTGTGGAACGATACTTTCCGCATTATGCGACGGCCAAATGTGCGCCGTTTCATATTTATTGGGCAAACAAGGTTTTAAAAGACAAAGGCTTTATCGGTTTTGCAAAGTGGGGTCGCGGCCTCGCAAAGTCCGTTTGGAATAATGTCATTATTCCTTTTTGGCTATGGCTCAATGAAGGCGACAATTATTTTGTACTTATCGGTTCATCAGAAAAACGGGCAATCAGATTACTTGAAGACATTCGCGCTGAGTTCGAAGCCAACCCGCAGATTATTGCCGATTTTGGTGAGCAAGCCACATTGGGAAGCTGGACGGAATCGCTTTGGGTTACAAAAGGTGGCTTCATCGGTCAGGCGCTCGGTTTCGGCCAAAGCTGCCGTGGTCTAAGGGTTGGTACGAAAAGGCCAAAACAATTCAATATTGATGATACCGAAACCAAAGAGATCATCAAAAACGCGAAACGTCAGGCCGAAATGGTAAGCTACATCGAAGAGGAATTACTGCCTTCGATGGACGGCGATGAAGAGCGTATGACAATTTCAAACAACTGGTTTGCGCCCGAAATGTACATAAGAACATTGTCGGCAAAACATCCCGATTGGTACGTACACGAGGTCAGGGCTTACGATCCGGTAACTTATGAAGCAACTTGGACGGAGAAATACAAACCGGGTTACTACAAAGCCAAAGAAAAGAAAATGGGCGTTTCATCCGCTCATGCCGAATATAATCACCAGCCGAAATTAAAAGGCGGCATTGTCTTTAAAATGGATTACATCCAATGGCGAAAACCGATAAGGATTGATCACTATAAAGTGATTTCAGCGCATTGGGATATTGCATACGCCGGAAGTGAAACTTCTGATTTCAACGCGGTCAGGGTTTGGGGTCTGAAAGAACAGGATTTTACTCTAATCGATTGTTTTGTAAAGCAATCGAAAATGGCTCCGGCCGTAAAATGGATGTGCGACTTTCAAAAAAGCTTACCGCAAGGCGTAACAGTAATTTGGCGCGCAGAAGCGCAGTTTTGGAATGATGAAGTTAAGCGCACAATCAAAGAGGTCGAAGAGCAGGAAGATGTAAAGCTCAACATCACATTGCAATACAACAAGCGAAAAAAATACGATAAAATTATTTTCGAGCTTGAAAGCCGCTACCAAAACGGCCGCATTTGGTATAGTGACAAATTAAAAAGCCACGGCGATACTGATGTCGGAATGCAGCAACTTTTCGGAATTGCGCCCGGATATACAACCAAAGACGATGCGCCCGATGCCGATGCAGAAGCGATCGGCTTTCTTGCAAAACACATTACAATTTCCAGCGGCAAATCAGGCGATTGGCAAAGCGGACAATACGAATCAAATAACCACTACATGTAATGAAATACATAGATAAAGACGATCTCATTTCGCTCTCATTTGAGCGATTTATCGATGAAAGTTCGGAAAACGATACTGAAATACTTGACGATATTGAAGCAAAGCAAATCGGGATCATAAAAAGCTTGATCGCCAGCCGCTACAATGTCGCTGCAATTTTTGACGAAACTAATCCGATCAAAGACGAAATTCTTATAAACATTTTGGCGACTTTGGTTTTGTACGGAATTATCCGCAGGAATGCCCCGAGGAAAGTCACTACCGATTTGAAAGAGGAACGCGACCGAGTTATGTCAACACTTGAAAAAATTGCGACCGGGCGCATCACCTTAAACGGACTTCCGCTTCCAGTAGACGAATCCGGAAACGGTGTAAACAGCAACACGCTTTATGGCAATAATACAAATGAAGATTTCTATATATGAAAAATCCTTTTAAAGAAATTTACGGCAGATTTGAAAACAGCGTTTTAATGAATGCCGCTCCGTGGAAATTGCGCGTAGCTTCGGTTGCAAAAGGCGAAAAAGCGCCATCGCAGCAACTTGAATACGAAGCGGTTTCAATGCAGCGCCAAACCTTAAAAGAGTGGTCGGGATCAATTGCAGCAGCAACCGATCCCGATGAGCCGGATTTTACCGGACTTACAAAACTTATAAGGAATTTGTTGCTTGATAACCATACAGCATCCGTTATTGACAGCCGTATTTTGTTCGCGCAGCGATCGCCGTATAAAATTACCAATGAAAGCGGTGACGAAAACTTAGATTTAACCTGGCTTTTTGAAAGGACTTGGTTTGAAGAGTTTATCCGGCTGACTTTGCTAACGAGAACTGAAGGCACGAAACTTTTAGAGCTGTTTGACCTTGATCCTGATACGAAGGAACTTGCTTCGGTTGACGAAATACCACGCCCACATTTTAATACCAAAAAAGGTATTATCACTAAAAGCCCGGGCGACAGTAACGGATGGCCATACAAAGAAGGCGCGCTCAAACCTTACTATATTCAGGTTGGAAAAGACAAAGACCTCGGCATGCTTGCCGATTTGGCGCCGATCATATTGGCTAAAAAATTAGGCTTCGGATCGTGGCTTGACTATATTGAAAAATACGGCGTTCCGGCGCTTTTTATCACTACCGACCGCGAAGACGATGCACGGCTTAAAGAATTGTTTACGGCTGCTTCGAAGTTCAAATCTAACGGCTTTATGGTTGGCCGTGGTCAGGAAAAATTTGAGATTGGAAAAAGCGAAGGCGGCAACGCTGACAATTTTGACAAATTAATCGACCGGGCAAATAGTGAGATTTCAAAACGTATTTTAGGCGGTTCCGGACTTACCGATGAAAAGAGCTTTGTCGGTAGTTCAGAAATTCAATTTCGACTTGCAAAAGACCGATTTGAAAGCGATAAGCTGTTATTGAAAAACGTGATCAACGAGCAGCTTTTTCCACGGCTTCAAAAAATCAGTCCGGTATATTCAGTTTTAAAAGGCCATTACTTTGAGTGGGATAATACCGAAAGCCAGTCGGCAAAAGAAGTTGCTGAACTCATACAAATCCTGTCGCAAAACTTCGAGCTTGACGTCGAGGAAATCAGCCAAAAAACGGGCTTTAAAATCCTATCACAAAAGCAAAATACATTTGCCCCGACACCGCCAGTCGATGAGGAAGCTAAAAAAAAAAGCGAAGTGAAGAAATAACGGCCATCTTTCGTGAGATCGATGCCAGTTACCACGCCGGGGATTGCGGCTGTGAAATATGTGTGAGTGATCCTGTCGCGATCGATTTATCCGGATACGACAAACTCATCGACCAGCTGGCCGCAGACTTGCACTCCGGAAAATTGAAAGCTTCGGATTTAAGCCAAGGACTTATTACAAAAACATACGCCGATTTATCTGAAGGCGCTGGCAAGGGTTACGGTAAAGACTGGGTTAAATTCCCAGCCGATGGAAAAGGGTCAACGCCGATCGAGCTGAAAAAAAATATATATGCCTTTTCGGGTGCGAAAACATACGCTCAGCTTGAGGCGCTCAATCAATTGCTTTACGACAAAGACGGCAAACTGCGGCCATTTAATGAATTTGCAGTTTACGCTAAAAAGCTTAATCGCCAATACAACGAAAATTATTTGCAAGCCGAATGGCAGACGGCTCGGACGGCCGCACAAATGGCAGAAAAATGGGAGCGATTACTTGAAACGGCCGACATATTTCCAAACCTGAAATTTAGAACCGTTGGAGATGACAGGGTGCGGCCGGAACACGAAAAGCTTAACGGCATCGTGCGGCCGATAAACGACCCGTTTTGGTCAAAATATTACCCGCCTCTGGACTGGCGCTGTCGTTGCGACGTGGTCGCGACTGGCGAAGACGAAAACGACTACGACGAAGACGATTTCCCGCCTGTTCAGTTCAAAGGAAACGTTGGCAAAGACAAAGAAATATTCACCAAAAAAGGAACATTCTTTAAACTTGCTGCAGGAAATCCGGACGCGACCAGAAACATCGAATTATCGAAGCTCAACGCACCGCATGAACTGGTACACAAAGCCAAAAACGGCAGCAAAGTCGAAGCAAACATTTACGCCGATCCGAAAGACCTTGAAGCCAATGTAACGACCGCAATTGTGATCACCGAAGCGTTGAAGCTTAGCGTTCAGATCAGGCCGCACCTTGACACCAATATCGCCAAAGGCCAAAAGAATGCCGAGTATCTGATCAACGGCAATATCAGCGATTTAAAATCGCAGTTTAAGGATGAAAATTACAAGGCGATAAACAACGCTTTTGATGCTGCGCGAAAACAGAATCTTGAAAGTATTGTTTTCGATTTTACAAAGTCGTTCAAAAATTTGGATTTGTCGCAAGTAAACCGCTGGGTCTTGAGTAACATCAATGAAAAGCGCGGCCAGCATTTTAAAGAGTTGATTTTTGTCTATGGAAAAAAAGCGGTGAAAGTAGATCGCGAAACCATAGTAAAAAAGGAGCTGATGCCAGTTTTAGAAAAGCTAAAAGCCGATTCGTAAGAACCGGCTTTTAGGTAATGGCTTGGGATTGCTCCCGCGCCAACGGTACAAATATAATAATTTTTTATGAATACAATACAACCGCCTGATTTTTTAGCAATTGCCGAATCCATTAAAAAGGAAATCCGGCGATATGCAAAGGTTTATTGTTTGCAATGGTTCGATGACAGTTTCCAAAATCAGGGTTTCACCGATGCTTCCTTTCAGGCATGGGAAAAAAGAAAAGAGCCGGATAGACGATCGGGTGGCGCAATCCTGATCGACACGGCCTTTTTGCGTAAAAGCTTGCAAGTTTTGGGAGAAACACAGCGAAACATCGAATTTGGAACGCATGCTCCTTACGCCGGGCTTCACAATAATGGCGAACGCATGCGGGTGATCCAAAACGTACGGGCGCATCACAGGACGCGAAAAGGAAAGCGCGAACAGGTCAAAGCGCACACGCGGAAGATGGACACAAAATATCCAAAGCGGCAATTTATCGGCGCGAGTAAACAAATGATGGACGGGTTAGATACCTGGCTTTTAAAAGAAGTTGAAAAACGATTTAAACAAGAGTAAAAATGCAAAATTTTAAAGAATTATACATCGAGCTGTCGGAAAAGGTATCGTCAAAAATTGACAGCGTTAAATGGGTTGACCTGTGGAACTCGCAAGTTTATAACCTCGAGAGCGAACACCCATTTCCAGCGCCTGCCGTTTTCTTAGCATTCCGCAGTAACAACATGAAAGATATTGGCGGGAACGTTCAGGCCGTAGTTATTCAGGTTGACATTTTCCTGTTTTATGAAACTTTCCTTGACACTTACAAAGGAGCGTACAATCAGGCAGAAGCTTTGGACTTTTTAGACACACTGGATCAGATCAACCAAATATTTCACGGGAGCAGCGGCAAAAGTTACAGCTCGATGTCGCGTGTATCTTTTAGCCCGGTCGATACTGGCGGAGCTGGCAACCTTTTTAATGTGGTGTATAATTGTACGCTTATGGATTACAGCGCAGCGCCGCAAATTGCTGAAGGTACTTTTGGGGAAATGGAAATTGAACCGAAGGCCGAAAACCGTTACATTATTCCGGTTGGGTAAATAAGGACATTTGAGCCTTTAAACTGACGGCAATAGCGGTCTTATCGAAAACAATGTTTTCAATGGTTTTTGGGGATTTGTAGTATTTGACCGCTAAGGCATTCAGGATATATTCAGGGGAAAACTTTCGAACATTAAACTCTCGAACATTACTTAATTTCTCGAAATCTTTCTTTATGTCCTGATGCAAGCGTAGGGTTGTTTGTTTGGCTGCCATCGAGGACAAAATTATAATTTTTTTTGACATAAAAAAACCACTCGGATTGAGTGGTTATTTTTTTGCCTGTAAGTCATTTAAAGCCGTGTCTGCGTCCTTAATCTTATAATCGTATTCATTATTGCCGCTTACTTTTTTTGCGGCTTGAAAGGCCGATTTTGAAAGGTTGTAATGTTCCTTTGCTTGTGAAAAATCGTGTACGTCGTGATCAAAGTATGACGCCAAATAATTCTCGACGTTTCCGATCGCACGATATAGCTTTTCTGTATTCTCGTTTTCCTTGATAACATTCAGGTCGGCAAGCGCTTTAGTAAATTCCGGCTCACCTGCGTGTGAAGTCATTAAAGACTGGACGCGTAACCATCGATATTCTAAAGATGTCGGATTTAATTCTATGGCCTGCGATACAGTTTCGACAGCTTTCCGATACAATTTACTTTCAAATTGTTCATTTGCCTTTTTGTAAAGTGTTTCGGCATCCTGCGCATTCGTAAGATAAGCAGCGAACAACGCTATAAATAAAAATATTTTTCTCATAACTCGATCTTGTAATTATCAATCTTCTTTTGTATTTCGTCACATTTTAAATAATCTTCTACGTCTAAAGCGCGCTGTAATTCATTTTGTAACTCGTTTAGTGAAACATGCCGTGTAAAATTCACTTCTTTGACTTGGATTAAACGGCCGTCGAGAAAAACTTGAACACTTTCCCATGAAAGTTTTTTTTGTTCGTCATTTGTGTTTTGCGATTCGTCAAAGGTCATATAAATAAGTGTTTTCCCAAAATTAGTAAAATCGTCGATTCGACAATAACAAAAACGATTAAAAGCACAATTAATCGGCGACGAAGTTTTCGATTTATCAGCGCAATTTTTTCGTGATGCTCGCGCCAAATGGTTTCGAGCGATTCCGTTTCAATGTGTTCATATCTCATGTCTAAATTTTTTAATGTCTGGACAAGCTGCGGACAAGTACCGGACAACCTTACAAAGCTATATTCAAAATTTTATTTTTGCTTACGGTTTTCCGCAATCATCGATTTAAAAGTTTTCCCTATTGTTGCTGTAATTTTATTAGCTTCATGCTCAATGGTAACTTCGGTTGAATAATTACCGATGTAAAGGCCTTTGTTACTGTCATCTACAAAATCGACGTAAAAGAAGTATTCATTCTGCCTGTCGGCAAAGCTGATTCGGTAAACCCTGCTTTTGAAAAACTCAATAAATTCGTCATCACAACAAAAATAAAATCCATGTTCCCGAAGATTTTGTATTAAGTAAGATTTTAAATGCTCTTCAAATTTTTGCGACAACTGTTTAGTCAACTTATTGAGTAGCCAATAGTCGTGGTGTGAATGGTCATCGACACTATATCTGTTCATTTGCAATTACTTCTTTTACTATGTTTTTCCAGCGTTCCTGTAAACCTGTTTGCGCGCTCCATGCTTCTACTCCCATCGTCCGGGCTTGAATAATGGCATCTTCGATTTGAAGGCGATTTACTCGTTTAATTGCCAACTGCTTCGACATAGGTTCGAGCGATTGAAATGTTTTTGTTTGTTCAATTTGTTGTATCATTTTTAACAGAATTGTAATTATTAATTTTGTAATTTTAATTGAGTGTCAAAGTTTTATAGCCATGAGTAGCAAAAAACGTAAAGGAAAAGTTCGGACGGTCGATATAAATAGTTTTATCGAGGTTCGAAATCTTGCAATGTCATTAAAGGTTACAGAGCAGCAAATTTTAGATGCGGTCGCGGCCGTAGGAAATGTGTATTGGGACGTTCAGAAATATTTAGGCAGTTATAATAATCCTTACTTTAACCGCCGAACTCGTTTCAATTTATAAAATCATTCCCGATAAATTTTTCTTAGTTTCGCGGTTTTTGAATTCTCAGGAAAAGTGTCATTTGGCGACGGTATGCAAATTCGGGTTCGATTAATTCGCGGGTCATAACTTGTATAGCATCTGACGCGACGATCTCTTTTGCAAGCTTTAATTTTGCCTTGTGGAGTGACTCCTCATACTTATACTGATCTAAAAGCTCGTAGTCTGCGATCGTGTAATCCAACCGAATCAAATCAAATTCAATTGGATCAATTCTAATTTGTTCAATCATTCGACGATCTTTGATTTCGATCAGCTCGATTAGCTCATCTTTAAGCATAAAGGCGAGCATTCGCTTAATTTTTTTTATCATGCTGCTAAATTTTCAAGGTTTCCGGTTTCGATAATTTTGCCAAACCGTATTACTAAATCTGTTCTGTTTATTTGTACCGTACTCCCATTTGAATAGAGTTTAACCCACGGTTCAAGGTTTTCAAGGTGTTCGAGAAATTCGACTATTATAAATGGCCTGTGATTGCCGTATCCATTCACGAAACAAATTTGGTCGTAGTGCCTGTTTTTGTAAATTTCCGCGCTGATCTGTTGGCCAGTTCTCAAGCTCCATTTTTCCTTTGTGATCTTCCAAAGACGTGATACGATCCATTGCGTTTTTTTACGGTATTCCTCTTTTTTTTCGCCTGCTAAAATCAGGTTAAACCATTCTTTTGTTACTGTTAAATGTAGTGTTTGCATATAATTATTATTTAGTCGGTGCAACCACCTGAATTACACATTGTGAAATCGTTGACCTCCGAAAATAAGTTCCAATATTCAGTTTTAAAAATTTCCCAATATGTTATTCTATCGTCGTGCCAGGTTACGTTTTTTTTGTCAAGTCGCAGTTTTTTATCTTCTTGCATTGCAAACCATTCTAAAATTTCAGGGTCTTCTTCATAATTTCTTTTAATTACTTCGTTTGGCTTATGATGGCAGCCTGCGCAATTTGAATCCCACGGGAAATCTACCTCGGGAAAATTTTTGATCCACCATGATCTGATCTGATAATGAAAAGTTGTCTTTAATGGGAACTGCTTAATTTGCCAATCAAATTCAGCCCACTTTTGATGGTTCATTCCAAAATTATCGCATGAAATAGGGCGTTCAATAGTTCGCTGTTTACCACCTTTTAAAATTCGTTCCGGTTCGTCGCCTCTAAAACCAATATTGTGGATTGTCTTACCGTATCGAGGGAATAAATATTCGAAAATCGGTATCATCTTCATTTCTGTTGTACAAAATCTACGCGCCCATGTTGGAAGAGCCGAATTTTCGTCAATTACTTGATCAAAAGACTTACCACGAACCCAAACAATTTCTTTTCCTAAAATCTGCTCTAAATCCATCAAAACGCGTAATGTTTTTTGACGTTCTGCACTTGCAATAAAATTACCGTCCAGTTTTTCGAGCGCGTATTTTAAGATGGCTGGGTCTTTTGGCGCAGCTTTGTGGTAATCGATACAAACGCATGCGAATATGTTTACATCAGCTGGATTATGAATCGCCATGTAAGAACTTGTTTTACCTCCCGAAACTGAATTGACTGTTATCATTATTTTATTTTGTGAAATTCATCGTTATATCTTTCGCCATTTATGTAACTGGACATGTAAAGCTGAGCAGTACCTTTTCGACCGAGAAACTTTTTATAGGCTGGCAAAGACATAAAAAACAGTATTTTTTTTGCTTTTGTAAGCCTGTCAAACGCCGACTTTGCTTCTTTTTTTCCGACTCGGTAATCATAAACCAGCCACGCATGATCAAACGATAAATCCGGCTCACCGACTTCGATCTCAAAATTCTTTTGCAGCTTCAATTTCCAATGCTTGACATGATCTTCTAAATATGGAAATCGGCCTTTGATAAAAAACCATTCTATTTGCGCTTGGTCGAACATTCCTTCGAGTATTTCAAAGGCCGCTAAAGTGCCGTTTAAATGGTATTTAAACTGCCAAACATTCGTACTGTTTTTACTTCGTACTGTGTAGGTCGTGTATAGGTTCATCGGCTTCGACGTTTGGGAGTTCGTAATAAATATCAAGGTTGTGGCGAAGCGCCCAGTCAAGTTCAATTTGTGCGCCTTTGCTATCAACGGTGCAAGGCAGCGCATACAACGCGTCGCATTTTGGCAGCGCATTCATGCAAATTTCCATTGCTTCCGGCCACGGCGTTTCCGGATCAGTCACAAGCTCCATTGGATTGACTGTTTCCCAGCCCTGTCCTTTTAGGTTTTCTGCGGCGGTTGCGAACTTGGTTTTAGATTCCTCATAATCCAGTCCGGTAATTTTTCCGGAGATGTAGATAGTTCCTTTTTTCATGATAATTTTTGGTTTAGTTCGATTGATATTTGTAAAAGTGCATTTTGTTCGTAGTCATTAAATTGGACTGGAAAAGCCTGCGGGTTTGCTCGGACAATTCCAATAAACGCATCGATATAATAGGCTTCGAAATACTCAAGAGAAAGTTTAACTTTAATTTTCTCGTTAAAGAGATTGCGATCGCTTTCAAGCTCGATTTGTTTCTTTTTGACTTTTACCGTTATTCGGCTCATCGCGCTTTTGATCATTTTGTTTTCCTGCGTTTTAGGTGGCGGCGCTAAATCGAGCATGTTTAAGAGTGATGCCAGCACTAAAAATTTTGGCTTTGTAAGTTTTAAATCAATTATCATAGTGTTTGAGTTTCAGCAGTCCATTATTGTTGAAATAGTTCGACGACAGTCTAAGCACGTAACCGTTGTTTTTTCGCACGTAACGATCGCTTCGGTATATGTGTGGGTGTTTTTATGCGGACATTCATTTCGTGGCTCACAAAGCCCTAAAACGAGGTAGTAAATTTTAAGCAGGTGTTTCATTTTAATGATTTTTTGAAAATCTGTGTTTAGCAATGCACCCCGTTTCGCACTCGTTTACGTCTCGGCAAGTGCATTTTGGAAATTTGCTTTTTTTCTTTTTTCGCTTTGGGTTAGAATTCGCATTAAATCCTAAGAGAAAGCCAGCTATGAAAGTAATTGTGACAATAACCAACATTTGAATTATTACCGCCTGTGTAGAATTGTCACCCATTTATTTGTATTTGTGTGCGACTACGCCGCCAATTGCAATAATGATTTTTGAGAGTTCAGCCTTATCCATTTCAAGCAATGGCTTTTTAACCGGGGATTTGTCGCTTTTCAGGAAATCACTTAGCCTTTCGAGGTCTGCAACGTCGCCGTATTTTTCATGTTTTACCGTCCATTTCGCACTACGCATGAGCGATAATATCTGCATGTGTTGGATATTTGTTTTTTTAAATAATCCCCAATTTTCATTGCTTTGCGGCTGTTCCGACTTGTAATTGTCGATGGCGCTGCCTGTGCCTGTGTAAACAAGTGGTTTAGTTGCTGTCATTCTGAATTTTTTTTAAAGCTTCTAAGTGAAAGGACATGCTACACAATAAATCTTGCGTGCGTTGCAGTTGACGTTTTGACATTGGGGATTTTGCTCTTTTAAGCTTGTAAGTATTGTCATCGACAATGTTTACAACATCTTTGCACAATTCGTCGAGCGGTATTAATGTGAATTTTACTTGTTTAGTTTCTACTGCCATTTTTATAAGTTTTAATATTTGTACCCGGAGCGGGGATCGAACCCGCAAGGCCGCGCCTTTTGCTCCGCTCACACACTTCCGGGACTTGACACAGTGTGGTATTTGGTAATGTCTGCTCCCGGGGCGGGAATCGAACCCGCAAGCTTGCGCTTTTACGATTAACCCGGGTCACCAACTTAACTATCGTTGATTACTTTATGTGGTTGAGTTTTTCCATTTTGTCAGCAAACCATTTGCTGAAAACGACTACCAGCAATCCGGCAAATGGTAGCGCTAAAATTGCTCCGACAATCAAACCCAAAATTGTAAGGAGCTTTTCAATATCATGCAGCGTGATCATGCTATACTGAAAATCTGAATTCAAGCTTTTTAGTGCGATTCTCGGCAACTTCTATCATTTTCCAACCGCTAACAAAGCTGCTACCTTTTACGCGGTGCTGTGCGGCGATTATGATGTCAAGACCTTCCTCAAATTCAGGCGAGTTGAACGTACTTCGCATTTCGTTGAGCTGGATGATCTTGATTGGGTTAAGCATGTTGGTTTTAAGGTTCGGTTTCAACAGCAACTTGCATGCGATCGCCAGTTTTTGCAGATTTTCGTTTTCTGTGTCACCGGAAAGAGCGTCGAGGTAATCCGTGACCATTTGCACTCCCGCGCTTTCAGTTCCATCAAACGAAATATTGACGTTATAGCCAATCGTAACACTACATTTTCCTTCAGGATGCGTTACAGTGTGGCTTTCCTGTTCTAATCGATCAAGACCGTATATGTCCGCTTTTAATTTCAAGATGTTAGTGAAACCAGCAAAAACGTTATTTACAATTTTCTCAACGTCCATTTGTTGACTGATCAATGTGTCGATGTTGGCTTCTACAAACTGCGTTGACAGTTCCTTTAAGGTTGCGATATCGCCTTGACGCTTTTCTTTTTCGGCTTTGTCCTCAGCCTTAATTTGCGCCTGTAGTGCTTTGCGATCCGCTGATGATAATTTTTTGATGTCGAGTGTGTTTTCCATTATAAATTTTATTTTGATAAATTAATTGTGTTGATATTCGATTGTATTTTCTTTTCTATTTCGGGTGATACTTTGTAGTTCCGGCAATCTGCCATTTCACGAAGCCCGGCGTTAAAATCGAGCAGCTCGAAGAGCGATGCGCGTTCCATATTTATGCAGATTCTTTCGCCAGCGGTCAGCACATCGGTTTTGATTGTGGTGTATTGCAGAATTGTAAAGAGCAGCTCGAGGCGTTCAAGGATTTGTTCTGTGTTCATTTAATTTAAATTGTTGATGATTTTGATTTTTCGGGCAGCCTCAATTAAGGGCTTTGGATAATGCTCGTAGGCTTGAACAGTGATCGTGCTGTAAAGCGACTTTATTTGCGGCAGCTTTAAGTATGAATGCGTGTTGGCTACCATTTTTGCAAACTCACTTTCAAGCCGTGCGTATTCATCGATAAACCAGCTCGAGAGCGATTTGTTTGCGAGGAACTTCTGAAAGTCATCCGGGTGTTTCGGATCGCATTTTGATTCACACCAACGCATGTATCTTTCTAAAATGAAATTTTCATATTGCTCAGGCGTCATGCCTATTAATTCGTTGATCGGTTTTATTGTAGTCATGCCTTTATTTTTAAATTATTTCTTTCCAATATTTCGCGGCTCTTTGTGGCCAAACGGTGAAAATTTCGCCACCGCCATTTAATCTTCCGTCCGGAAACAACCGGAAACCTTCTACCCACAATTTCACATCGACATCATACCAAATATCATCCGCCAATGATCCTTTCGGGCTTTTACCTTTTGCCTGACTAATCCAAATTATTCCCTTTCCTTTTGCCAGCATCAACTCCTTTAACTGATAGTATTGTGCTTTGTTTATTCTCGTGTATTGCACCGAATCGACAAACAAAAAATCGGCGCTTTTAGGCTTTGAAAATCGTGCGATCAATTCATCAAATGGCATTCTGTCGAGCAGGCGAAAACTGTTCTCGCAATTCTCCATATCATTTCGTTTTAATGCGTTTTGCATGGTGGACGATAAACCCTGCTCCAATGAATTGTAATCGACTTTTCCAAATTTCGTAAGCTCTTTTGCCAGCTTGATCGCGGCCTCGGTTTTTCCATTCGAAGTATTTCCAAAAAGAATAGCCGAAAAAGCTTTGTCAGGTTTTCCAAGTGTTTGCTCCCATTCACCTGTAAGATTTAGAGGATTGAATTTTTTAGCATAAACGTTTGACATGGAATAGGCTCTTCCTGTTTTACTCATATCTGTTTTTGGCGGTGTAATAGGCTTTATTACTCACGTTTTTTCGTTTTAAAAAAGCCTGTAATGTTTCGGTTGGTGATTTTTCGGCGAGTAATTTTTTAAACTGAGCTTCTGTAAATTTTGGTTTGGTGTTTATTCCCGGCGAATTGTGACTAAAGCCTGTGCCTTGAACTGACCAACACAAATTTGAATAGTGATTTCCTGCCGTCTGATTAACTTTTTTAACCACATAGTCAAGATTTTTCGACATTCCGTGCCAACACTCGCAAACAAGGCGCATCACAGTTACCGTTTTATAACCAACCGCGACAATCTCCATTGGTACGCTGTTATTTTTACGTTCATAGGTCTTTGACACTAAAGCTTCACCTTTATAAATAATTGAAGTTCCGTCTTCATTTACCCTCAAACCTTCTACTATTGGATGATTGCGATAGTTCATTATGCGGCTCTTTTATTTGCAAAAATTAATCTCCGTACTCTTCTGATATCGCCGTCGCAATCTTTGGAAATACTGCGGATTGTTGCGCTGTCTTCGATTCCGTTGGCTTTACAAACCTTTTCGACGTCGATATAGCTCGTTTGCTCCAATTCAATAAATCGAAGCCCTACGCGGCTATAAATTTCCCTGTAACCTTTCTTTTCGATCGCCGCACCACGTTTGATGCGTTTCTCTAAAAAGTGTGTGGCCATAAGCACAATTCCGCAGTGATTTTCCAGCTCGTTGTAAAGTGTGATGAAAAACAAAAGCACGTTATCAGCAAGTTTGTCGGCTTCATCCATAATGATGATCGGATTTTCAAGCGCTTTCAATAATTGCGTGACCTTGTACATCATTTCGGGAAGTGTTAAGCCAGCGTGATCTTTACCCATTTTCGCTAACAATTCGCGCAGGAACCAACGTTTATCCCAGTATTCGTTACACGAAAGCAAAAACACATTTTTGTTTTCACTTTCATATTTTTTCGCGGTTTCAGATTTACCCGCTCCGGCTTTTCCGGTTACAGCGATAACCAGCGAATGCGCTTGAGAATCGGTAAAAAATTTGATCAGCTCCTGTGAGTTGATTGTTTCGGCAAAATTCCAGTTGCTTGACGATGATCCGGTGTAAGCAGCAACTTTGCGCCACATCTCTTCGGCAATATTGTCCCAATTGTGGTTTCGCATTTGTGAAATTGTAGCCGAGGAAACGCCTGGCATTTCTGCGGCCACTTTATTTGCCGAACCTTTTATGGTAATCATTCGCTCTAAAGCTTCAACGGTTTGTATTTTGTCTTGATGTGTCATTTTCTTAGATTTAATAAGGGGTTAAACAGTTTTTAAACAATCAGTATTTTGAATTAAGTGATAATCTATCGGCTTCCATTTGCTGCTCTTTGGGGAGATGTCCCTGAAACTTGATCATTAGTTCCTGCTCTTCAATTAAGCTTTCGCGGGTGATGCCTGTGCGATAAATCAAATTTTCGTAAGCTTCCTGATCGCGTTTTAATTCAGCGTCACGAATAGCGATATCTTCGAGTAGCATTGCTTTGGAATTTTCGACCATTAACACCGGAATGCTTTCGTGAGCGCGTTTTTTCTGTGCGTAAGTGATGAAGCGCTTTTCGCCCGAAGGTGTCAATTCATAAAGGGCGACGTAATCGTTTAAATATTCCGGATCATAGCGAACGATCAATTTTTCATTTACCCATTTTCTGCGGAAATCAAGATCGATTTTTCCTGCGGCGTCATAAACTTCAAATAAATAGTCTTGGCCTTCGACCGTCAGAGGCAAACCGTGTGCGTAGTATTTCTTTTCTTTGGTTTCATCTATCCAAAACAATGAAAGTTGATCCATCATGTTTATAGCTTCGCGGTGTTCGGTTTCTTCGGCATATCTTTCGTTCCTGCTGATTGCCCAATCTTCTTGTTTGCCAGCATTCCACTTATTGACCAATGCCTGAAATATTTTATTAAACTCATCGACTGTCGGCAGCGCCTCTTTATATTCAACAATAAAGTCGGTGTTTGGTTTGTTGGTGGCAGTTCTAACTTTGATTCCTTGTTTGTCGGAAAACCACATTTTGGAAATAACCTGTTGTTGCAAACGGTTAAATATTTGCTCTGCCGGGGAAGATTTACGCCCAACTTTGTGGCTGTAATGTGTACCGCCTTTTGCCGGAAGCCTGTCGTATAAATCCTGCATCCTGCCAGAGGTGTGACCCGATTGCTTATCGTAAGTAAAAAGAAACGGGCGGCAGCCGCTTTCGTTAACAGCTCTTTTAATCGCTCTAAAGTGTGATGCGTGGTTTTCGCTGTATGCAATATCCCAACCAATGATCCTTTCGCTGTGAACGTCAAAAACAACGTTTATTTTTAATTCAGCAGCCATCTTTTGTTTGTTGTTTGCGAAGTGCACCAAATCGAGC